TCTAGTTTGGCAAGTGCGGTTCTATCCGCTACTGTGCCCTGTGTCTTGATAAAAGCCTTCTGCTCAATCAGGTCGAGCTCATGCTCGGCGTGAGCTAATGCGACCTCAGACTCATAGAGAGCATCTGCACCCCTAGAGTTCTCCTGATTCAGTCGGGCTATCTCCTGAACTATTTGCGATGGAAGCACTTAACCTCCACAGATGCCAGACGAGCTCTCTGTTCCAGAACTCGGCCTCATTTGGTTTTCCCTGAACTTTGGCCATTTGATAGGCTTCCGTCAGCTCCTTGACTTTCGCTACTTGCACTGAGGATTTTGCCACGAGCTTCTATCCTCTCAAGTTGCTCATCAGATGCTCCTGCGCCTTTCGCCTGAGCGTATAACCAACGCAAACCAGTTACATCCGTAATCTTATCTGCCTCTGCTACCCAATCACGGTCAGCCAGGTTGTTGACCTTCTCCATCTCGCTACGGCTGGCTCGCTTGTTGCCAGACATAGACATGTTTGAGAGGCACCTACCGATACTGCTCGTTTCGCTGTTCTCACAGGCACTGCCGTTATTTGCCCCGCCTGTGCCGTCAATCTCTGAAGCGTAGCCAGTTGCTTTTGGTAGCTCTGCCGCTTGGTCACCAGCGGTCAGATAAACAGACGCTCTAAATACCCAAGTGCGGGGGTGCACATCATCAAAGTGCACCAGCTCTGTGACAATCCTGCCGTCAGGGTATTCAGCGTAGAACCTTTTGATTCGTTCTTCTACTGTTTCGTAATCATTCAGGTTGAACTTCGGCATCATCGCCCTCCTCTGCTACAAACTGCCATCCTTGATACATGTAAAACCAGTGGTCAAGTTCCATGATGCTAATTCGCTCAAGCCCCTCCTCATTGACTTTTAGTCCGTCAACAAGGCCAGTGATTTGAGTTACACCTTTTTGTAATGTGATATAACTTCCGATTCCGATATCCATTACATCTCCTTCCGATTTGTAATCAAGACGGGACTTCCGCCTCGAATTTGTCTAGACGCTACACGCTTTGTTGTGCCATCGTCAAGTCTTACAGTTCCCCATTTTGCAATGCCCATCTTGAACAATGCCTGAGATTTGGCATACAGAAGCCTCTGAGCGGCTCTGTCAGCGTCTTTCTGAGCGTCTATGAGCTCAAACCCTATGTCGCCCAAGAAAGCCTCTCTAGGCTCAATTTCTGGGTGTTGGATTCTGACAGCGTTGTAGGTGCTCTCCGAGCCATCCCAGTCGGGCTTGATGTCATTTATGACCGACTCCCAAAATCTAACGATTGCCTCACGCTGAATGTCAATCTGTAGTTGGTTGAATGGGATTTCGTATTCGTTCCAAGTCATGCCCGCAACTGCGACCAAGCTCATTCTCTGTATTTTGAGCACTCCCGCATAGTGCAGGACTTGTGCAATGTAAGCAGGAGGCACGACATCCCAAGTCTGTCTGGCTGTCTTTACCTCAATAATCTGCCACTCGCCAGTTTCTCTGTGTCGAGCCAAAGCATCAGGGTTGACATGCATAAAGTCATACTCAGCATCTTGATAGGTGCCTGTTTCGAAAAGCTCCCAATCAGGGTGCTCCTCTTCCCATAGTCCCAAAATGGGACTCTCAAAAGCCTTACCAAACCGAATAGCCCAGTTTTCTTTTATCTGGCTAGGTATCTTTCCTGTTTTCTTTGCCCAAAGAGCGTAGGCACTCTCGTAGGGGTTCAAACCAAGTATGGTGCCTACTTCACTACCCCCGACACTAAAAGTCCTTGCAGCATGCCACTCAGGGCTTCCTGACTCATAGATACCGAGTAGTTTTGCGTCATTTAGAATCTCTGGTGCATAAAGTTCCATTTCTTTCCTTTCTTGGATAGCCTTATCTTATGCATGCCTACGGACATTTTTCCAGCGAGTATATGAAATTGTTATCTTCAATTCATACGGCTGGCACAGTGCCCTGCGAACTGTTCCCTAAGTTTTGGTTTCCAGAAGACTTCCCTGAGCCCGAGACGAGGCAAGCGGCGACAATCCTAGCAAAGAAGCTCTGTACTCTTTGCCCGATACAAAAACAGTGCTTTGAATACGCTCTGAAGAATGATGAGCGTCATGGAATCTGGGGCGGGACTAGCCCCGATGAGCGTTGATTTGACAAAACAATTTGACATGCTGTAGCTTCACCGCATGGACGCACAAAGAATTTATCTAAGACTACAAAAAGAAATAGAAGAAGCCCCAATAATTCCACCCTGTCAGACCACTGACCCTGAGCTTTGGTTCGGGATAAATGAGCGGCAAGGCCTATCTCAGCAGTCACACTTTAAAGAAGCTAAACAACTGTGCAGTATTTGCCCAGTTGCTAAGACTTGCCTCGAGTATGCACTAGAAGCTAATGAAACAGATGGAGTTTGGGGCGGGCTCGCACCGCATGAAAGAAAGCAGATGCGAGCCGCCGCCGAAAGAAACTGGAAACGCCGTAAAAGGGCGAGAAAGTTTGCTTAGTCTTTCTTTGTAACGATTGAGGTCAGAACAGAAAGCAGTCCTGCACCCAGCGAGACCGAAGCCATGCCAGTCCAGTCAATCTCAAAAAGACCGACAGTTCCCGAACCCAGGTAAGCAAGTGCGGCCTGAGCAACAGTCTTGATGGCTCTTTCTCCAGCGTAGTTCCAAAATGCAAATGTAAACATAGATACTCCTAGTCGTAATGTTCCTCATACAGTCTAGTGTCTTGCCAAGTCGCAGAGGCGGTATAAGCCGTGGTGATTATAGAAATAAGTGAAACCCCACCAGTGATAAGAGTCACGCCTACTCCCCATTGGTCAACAAGAAAAGTAGCCGCACCGAAGATAATCATGGCAAAGCCAAGACGATAAGAACCGAAGATTAGTTTTCTACGGAACTTCCAGCTTGGGCCGTCTTCTGATTCAGGCTCATCTTTGAGCATAAATACAGCATCGGCTAACTTTCGAAAGGTCGCTTGCAACATGGGCATCTTTTTACTGGAAGAACCACCGCTGGCGTTTTCGGGTTCGTTTGTTTCCCCTTTGCCCCTTCACGCTGGCGTTGAATAAATTTGTAGAGGTCTTCTTTGGATTTGGTTGGGCCGAAGACGGACTTGAGTGTTCCCCCGATTGTGGCGTGGAGGTGAGCTCCTGTTGTGGCACTTCCCGAGTTTCCGATTCGTATTCCAAACTTTTCACCAGCCTTCACTTTTTGACCTACACGATAACGAGCCGAAGGTGCTCTGCACCCCTTAGAGGGGCCTTCACACTTTGCTCCATGAACATCACAGAAAAGATGGCAATAGCCAATGTATTTAGTTTTACGCTTTAGGTTATCCCAACCAGTTTGAACAACAACCCAACCTAAAACCGAAGAGAACTGAATTAGTTTCACAGTCCCAGAGGTAATGGCAGGGATAGATGTGCCAGCACGACCACGCCAGTCAGTGCCGCTGTGGGGCTGCATTTTGTTTCTACGGCGGTATTCAGACATAGTGCCGTAGTGCCCAGTTATTTGAGCATCAGGGAAAGGAAAAATCCACTCAGCCATTAGAGCAATTGTAACAAGTAGGAGACGATAGCACCGATAGCAGCAGCAGAGCCCATAGCCATCCAGATTCTCCGCTCTATGTTGCGGATACGGATTTCATGGTCTTTGATATTGCGTTCGACCCAATCAATGTGTGTCGGAATCTTCTCATTGAGTCGCTCGACTTGCTTGATTAGCTCTATCGCCCAAGCTGGTATATCTTCGTTCACCAGGCACCTTTCACAGTTGCAGAAAAATGTCTAGGTTTACGACTATTTTACAGGACGAGCGTATCTGCTTCTTCAGCAGTCAGCGGCTCACCAGCCACCAGCTTTGCCTTAGCCGAATCCTTGAGTGCCTGCCTCTCAGCCTCAGCCTGCTCCTGAGCCAGTCGGTCTGCTTCTGCCTGAGCTGCCATTGCTTCACGCTCGGCTATCTCCTCATCGGTTAGAGGCACGACTGTTCTTTCCCCAGTCGAGCAATCAACAATGAGTTTCGTTGGTCTGTCTGTCATAGTTTTATTTTACCTGTCTGTTAGCTAACTGTTACGCCGCCAGAACTTCCAGCGGTAATTCCAAAGAGAGTCGCACTGCTGTATTGGTCAAAGTTGGCATTTGCATCTAGCGTGATGGATGTTATAGCAGTTGTATTGGAATACAAAATAGCATTTATGCCATTTCTTCCATCAGTTGCATTGTTTTCCAAACTACTGTCAAAGCTAATGGACTTGTGAATTGCCTCTGTGTAATTTGGGATGTAAAACTGACCACTTGAAAATGTGTTTGAAGTGTAACTG